TGTTGTAGAATCTCCTAAAAATATATTAGGACCTGCTGCAGCGCCTTTTAGTGTTCTTAGAGATATATCAGCAGTACTAAGAATTATTTGATTAGTCTGAGTAGCAATGGCTCCTGTTCCAAGTACTATAACACCACTTAATGCAGATACTTGAGCAGAAGCTGTATTGGCATTATTACCTATGAAAATATTATTAGAACCAGTTATGTTAAAACAAGCAGCCTTATAACCTAAAAAGTTGTTATAACTACCTGTAGTGTTGTGTAGGCCAGCACTTAGACCTATAAAAGTGTTATTACCACCTGTAGTGTTAGAAACACCACTATTATAACCTAAGAAGTTGTTACAACCACCGAAAGTGCTAGAACGACCGGCATTAGTGCCTAAGAAGTTGTTATGATTACCACGACTACAACAGCCAGTATAACTACCTAAGAAGTTATTGTTACTACTGCAACAAGCAAAAGCTCCTACACATTGACCCAAGAAGTTATTGTTGTTGGAGCAACAAGCCCCGATTGCTGTTCCGTTACCAAAGAAGTTGTTATTACTACCACCACTATTACAACACCCTACTTTACAGCCCATGAAATTATTATTACAACCACAACTACAACTACCAGCACAATAACCTAAGAAGTTGTTAGAACCACCTGTAGTGTTAGAAACACCACTATTATAACCAAAGAAGTTGTTATTACTACCACCACTATTACAACCAGCATTACGACCTAAAAAGTTGTTATTAGAACCACAAATGTTAGAGCCACCAGCACAATAACCTAAAAAGTTATTACTACAACCAAAGGTATTAGATCTACCAGCACACCTACCTATAAAGAAGTTATTATTCCCACTTGTCAAAGCATTGCCAGCGCTCAAACCAAATACAAAGTTATGATTACCAGTAGTAGCATCTCTGCCTGTTGTGGCATCCCCTATGAAAATATTAGCTGTCGGTCTAGTACGAATCTGCACAGAACTAATTTGTAATGTTTCGTTAGCTGTTACTAAGTTTACAACCTGGTTAAGTGTAGCTTTTAATTCTGCAGTACCATCTGCTTTATAACCTACTATATAATCTGCAGAAGTTAAAGGTGCTGCAGTATTAAATTGAGTAAAATTCTTTGTGGACATATGTATATTATATTTATGTAATTCCTATTATATCTTCTTCAGCAATAGTTGTAAGAACTTCACCATTAATAGCTAAAATTTCAATTTGATCTGTATCTTGAGGAGATAGAGAAAAACTACCAGAACTAGTATTAGAAATAACTCTTTTAGTACTAACAGGTAACCTTATTGCAGGCCTATTTACTGGTACTTCAGGTCTATTTCTTCTTAAATTTTTAAGATTAAACTGTTGAAGTGTGAGAGCCATATCTTAGACTATTATTTATTGCCTGATAGAACAGAAACTCCAGATGACCAAGGTCTAAGCTCGAGCTGGGTCTGTACTCCAGAATACGGATACTTAACAACGTATTGAGTTAGTTTGCCATAACCTGCTGGGTTCTGGACTATAACATCTATATAGCCTGCACTAACAGGGGGAGGAACGTTTATAGTAAGCATATTATCAAAGTTAGTTGAATAATTTGAAGATAAGAGTTTGTAAGCTGTGAAGCTTGGGTATACTGCTGAAAGTTTAGGGATAGCTGAAAAAGGTCTGTAAAGAGTAGTACCAGATAGGGATCTTCCAGAGAGGTATACTGCTTGTAGCTGCATAAAAGATTTGCCGTAAACGTTAAAGGTTGCTGACAAACCTACATATGTAACTGGGGTGTATGGTTTCTTTAAAAGAATCATTTTAGTTAATAATACTAGGTTGAGGTTGAGCTGAAAGAACCTTACGTTCTGTTGTCAGTTCATTAAGAGCGTTAAGAGAGAGCATAGAGTTAAGACCAGCTTCAGTTGAATAATTGGAGTTAATAGTGAAGATAGTACTTTCAGGACTTGAAGGCTTGGATTTAAATAACCAACCCTTAAAGGTAAATGAAGTTGTACCTTCTACTCTAGCAACTGTTGTTGAATTAATATCATAAGGGTAGGTTGCTGTAATGTTGCCTGACCAAATAACCTGAGATCTAATTTCATAATCAGGCATTGAAGGGGTTCGCCAAGACACTATAATATAAGGATCAAAATAAGGAACAAAATTAGTTACGATCTGATCGTAATCTTCTTGAAACCGGGTTAAGATTGTCATATTGATTGCTAGGTCAATAGGTACGGGTTGTAAAAGCTTATTAGTTAGAGTAGGGTTAGTTGAGGTCATATAAGAACCCTGAATCTTATTAAAGACTCTATTAGGATCTCTTGAAATGCCTCCGTTGGTTAAAGCTATAACAGGTAGTTGAAGGTTTTGAGCCTTATCTAATAAGTCTGCTAGTACCCGTTGCTTAGGTGCATAGACAAAGCGGCAACGAATAGAGTCTTGAGGGTCTCTTAAGTTATTATACCTCTTTACAACAATATCGTCTAAAGCAGAAGCCAACATTCCCACCATTGTCGAAATTTCAAAATCATAGGTGTACTTTCTCACTTATATTATTTAAGTGAATCTTCTTCCCCGGCCTCTAAAACGTACTTGAGTACTTCAAGCTGTACCTTAGCCTTTCCTTTAACACACTTCTTAGCATTAACTGCATCTAAGACCTCATTAGATCTTTGGTCTACATAGCCCCGAATAAACTTTAGAACTTCTCCGCCTCGAGAAGACATAAACTCCTTAGCATCTTCATTACAGAGCTCTTTATAACCTGGGTTGTCAGGATCGATCTCTCCAGATTCAATCTTCTCTCTAAACCCTTCAAGGTACTGGTCTTGACGGCCCTTATAGAACTTCCGTATAGCTTTGCGAAAGAGTATAAACTCTCCCTCTCTAATTTGTTCTATGTCAACAACCATAAAAACAATTATGGCTTATAGAACAATAATGCTACCTATAAACTATCCCCAGCAAGAAGTCTGCATTGCTTTTCCCATTCCATCTCAGGAGGATAATTAAAACATTCTGCAGTCTTTTTTGGTTGTAGCTCTTCAGGAAGATAATTTAAATTGAACAACGTTGCTTGTATATCTTTAATTATTTGTTCTTCTTTCATATTTTTTATTTATAATGCTACCTATAATATCTCAAATATTCAGTCTTAGGATTATGGTACTCTACAAGGGGTAAGATCTGTTCAGGCATTCGACGAACAATCTTAGGATCGTTATAAGGAAAGGGATACCATTTGCGATTACGGTACGTTGCCCAATAAGAGAAAAGATATGAATTAACCTGCTGACGATACTTGGTCATATTAATATCTAGTTTGAACTTTTTAATCTTCTTTTCTGTCCTCTTCTCACAATCCCATTCCAGCTCTATAGTGTCCTTAAAGGCCTGAACAAGTCGGTCGTCCGGATACTTTGTACCTGAACACCATCTCTCAATCATTGTAATCCCAGCATCAGCCTTACCCCACAACGGATGCTTCTCTAAAAACTGATCCATATGACAGGATTCGTGAACTAAGACATCTAGCCAATCTTCCTTCTGCGCTGCTACTTTTAGATCGGCATCATCAAAGTATCCTGAACACTTAATACCATCTGTATCTACATGCTTAGATGGTACAAGGTGAAACCCGATGCCATGCTTCTGACAATCAGTAGCTACTTTTGCTACTAGCTTTTGAACATTGGTCATGTTAAGTTACGAGCTAGGGTAGAGATGTCTCGGAGCAACGACGTCCGGGTATTAGGAAGCTGCAATCCCAGGTCTTTAATCTTATCTGTAGTCAAGACGCAGTTAGAACGGTTAGCCTTAGTATTAAGGTCCTTCAACTCAATAAACCGCCATTTAGAATTTATAATCTTATTATCCTTTAAAATCTCAACTACCTCTTCAGCTTTAACCGGCTCAGGGTTCACAACGTTGTAAATCCCGTATTCAGGTTTAGCGCTAATAAACCGAACTACAAACTCATCGAAATCATTGAGAGAGGTAACTGAATTAAGTTCATTAATGAGAGTGTCGTAATTGAGAAGCTTGCTGAAATAATTCTTTCGAGTTAAAATATCAGTAAAGGGAATTCTAATTCTAAGAACATAGCAGTTAAACTCTTTAGCAAAGGTCTCAAAGACATGCTTACACTTTGAATAATAGGATGACTCGTTCGAGTAGATACCAAAGTTCGGTATATCTTCTTCAGTAAACTCTTTTTCGTATCCAGAATAAATGCACCCTGAACCTATATGTATAACTGGAATCTTGTATTGGTTACATAGCTTAACCACCTGCATGGGGTACAGGACATTATAGGCATAACAAAGCTCTTTATTGTCCTCGCAAGCATCAACGTTAGGTACTCCAGTATACCCAGAGCAATTAATAACCCATTTGATATCTTTATCGTTTGTATCAAGAAAATCCTTAAAAGTATTCGGATCAGTGTAATCTAGCTCTGACTGGGAAAAGATCTTATGGTCTATACTGTTTTGTTTAAAGTGCTGAGAAAGATGGGTCCCAACAAAACCTTTGCCGAGTATTACGTGATACATAGATATAGTTTATACTCAAATTAAAGACCATTCAACTTCTTTAAAGGCTTCCAAACTATTGCCCCCGGCATAAGAAATAGCAGAGGTTAGGTCTTGGTGTACCTCTTTAAGCTTCTGCTCATAGGTCATACCGTTCATAGGCATTGAGAGTGTCCGTCCTTCAATATTCTTCTTGTTACCGTTCATCAAAGAGGCAGACCCGAAGTAAAGCTTCTTAGTAGGGTCAGTAGGGTCAACCATAGCTGGTGAATCAATACAGCGGGCAAACATAGATCCAGCCATAACCATATCAGCTCCCGCTACCAAAGCCTTAGCAATATCACCATTACAAGAAATGCCTCCATCAGCAATAATGAGAGGTGCAACAGCCTCATTGTACTCTTCCCTAGCCTGTCTGATTGTATTAACAGTTGAGAACATAGGAGAGGCAAACCCTGTCTTGTTGTAAGTAATGCAAGAGGCTCCACAAGCAATCCCTACCTTTACAGCACTAACATAAGGAGCCATTCTAAAGAAGGCTGAAGGGGTAGCAATATTGCCTCCAATAATAAACAGATCGGGTAAAATAGTCTGCTTAATAGTGTTGAGGTATTTGAGCATATCAATAGCTTCTTCATGATCTCCATGAGCTACATCAACAGTAACAAAATCTAGTCTTAACTTCTCGTTAACAATAGTCTTAAGCATCTCAACATCTCTCTTCTTAATACCTACTGAGATAGAAATAAAGGGGAGAAGATCTTTGCAATCTTTCATCCTGCGCATCCAGTTTAAAGTCTCATCATACTCATAAAACCTATGCATGATATAAAAGTATCCGTTCTGTGCCAACCAAGTTGCTTTGTTCATGTCTACACACGAAGCCATATTAGCAGGCACTAAAGGAAGCTTGAAAGTAAACCTGCCGAAGTCTACAAACGTATCCGCCAAAGCTCTTGACTTAAGATCTGAGTAGTTAGGTATTAGGTGAATGTCTTTGTAGTTAAGAGATTTGTTCATCGTCGTCATTTTCTTCGTCAGGATCAAAACCAAAACGTTTAATTGCTTCTTCTTTGCAGAGCGTTACACACCAGCCTTTAGAATAAAGCTTTCCTGGTTTACCTGTAACTTCACAAGTGATAGAGGAAAGGTACTCACAGAAATCAATAGTACTCTCTATCTTGTTGTAATACTTGTCTATGTACTCATCTAGCTGTTCAGGTTTTTTGAGCTTAGACTTTATTTCATCGTAATTTTCAATCTCTGCAAAATTCCAATAAACTCGAAGAGTACCGTACTTCTCTTTAATCTGCATAAAAACAACACCCGGGCAATGAAAACAACCGTCAAAGCCTTTATCATTATCATAATTAGCTTCTTCTTTAAGACCTAGAAAATACGAGACATTCTCTTGAAGATGTGTGATATATCCGCAAAGGTTATCTAAGATATCATACCACCCAGAACCACATTCTGCGCCAAAACACATGAGAGATTCTTTAGGGGGTCTGTTAATATCTCTGAACAGCTTTGGATACTTAGCAATTAGTTGCTGCTCTAATTCTGGCTTCATTTAGTTTTCTCTTTTAACTGTTCCTCATATCCCTTTATCCAATCATGTACCTGATCGAAGGACCAATTTATAACTTTAGGAACAGCATCATTGAACTCTTTATACAAGGGCTTGAAGTCCCCCCACATCCTCGGGTCAATGTTAGCACAAGGGGCACCACCACCGAACATTACAAGAGCTTCATCAACTTGTTCGTTGTATTCTTTTTGAGATATTCCAGCCATATATATTTTACTTTCTAGGTAAGAGTATAGCGGATACCTGACACTCGTCAAGCGGATAATCTCTGTACTCTCCAACCCAATGCTTATCAGTGGGCTTATAAAATGTTTTTACTTCTTCCACTTTACTGAGTTCATTATACCCTTCCTCATACGCTGTAACTAGTACAAGCTTATTAGGGTCTTGTTTCTGTAATTCTTCTATTAGCTCTTTAACTGTCATATTTTAATGTTTCTTTATTTGTTATGTGAAAAGGTATTGGTTAGTGGTCATACGTCCATCTATGATTATACCGTAATCTTTTTCAGTATCCAGATTCCAACATTCTAAAGGTGTATTCATATGAATGCAATCAGGTTCTTTTACTGTTGTATGTCCCACAATTTGTTTGCCGGTATCAATAGAAGAATTAAATTCACCTCTCCAATCAAGCCATAAAACTCCACCTATGGGTTGATTACCGCCTCGATGATAACCGGCACCTGAAATAACCCAATTGTGTTTATATTCTAAGTTTCTAAAATTTCTCCAAACATCAGGCAGAAGTTCGTTCACAAAACGTTCTTTTGTATAACTATAGGGAAAATGACGAATAGAAATACCACCATGCGATAAAGTCCATCCTTGTGTTATATGAGCAATTTTAAAATGCTCCAAAAAGAAGTTATCTTTTAGACCATGATCAAAGAAAGCATGTCGGAACTTTTTTGCTTTAGATGTTGTAAAACCGGAGCAAAAATATTTTAAAGTTTTAGAAATTCTGTGAAGAGAATAATCTTTGTTCTCATAAATGTATGACAAGTCATGATTACCTAACAAGAATACAAATTTATCTTTGTTGGGATGTTCTAAGATTAAATGCTTCAAATATTCACAAGTCTCTTCAAACCCGGCAACCTCGGGAGGGTCAAAAAAAGAGTCAAACCAATCACCGAGAAAGACAACTTCATCGTAATATTTTTCATTTTCTAGTATACGCTTTACAGAGTCAACACGCTGATGGACATCTGGTATAACTAAAGTCCTCATTAAAACTCCATTCCTAACTGACCGAACCCGTTAACATGATATGCATTCATAAACATATCGTAGTTATGATACATATTGCCTCCGACATAATAAAGCCTTTTCTTGTCTTTAGTTTCATGAATGGGGTGTTTGACTTCAAGTCCTAGCTTGTTGCTGGCGTTCTCTTTTTGATTTTTAGTGTAATCAAACTCCCCTAACATCTTAGTGTAAGCATCTGGTCTGTCCACAAATAGCTTCCTCATATCATTGTGTGTACAAGAGCACAACAAGAGTATTAAGATCAATAAAGCTGATTTCATTTTAGTTCATTAAGAATTGTATCTAATTCTTCTTTAGATACTTCTTTATAAACCTTATTATCTACTTTTGAACCGGAAAGTTCAAGCAAAAACTTAAACCAAAGAAAAGAAAGTTTCCAATAACTTCCTCCATTAAAGTAAGAAAACCGAGGAACGTAAACGTTCTCTGTAAAGGGTACATTGCCTGCCCAGATAGATAGTTTACCGATATTGATAATCATGTCCAAAAGTAGTCTCGCTTCTTAATAAGCTCTGTAATAATCTTAGTATCCTTCTTATCAATAAGAGCTTCTAAGCGATTAACATCTCCATATACCTCTTCATATGTCTTTGCGTAACGTTCTTCACAAGTCTTCATAGTACGAGTTACATTGCCGTGCTTGTCAGTTTTAGGTTCTTCGAACAATTTATCAAAATTACATTCAGGATAGGCTGCATCTCTTTGCTTCTCTAAGTCTGGACGTTCGATGGTGATATACTTGTAGGCAGACTCTAACCAAGTTGCAAAAGCTTTATGATGTTCATCAGACTCCCAATCAACAATACCCTTTGAATATTCATCCTCGTAAAACGATTTAATAAATTCAAAATTGACTACAACGATGAGGTGAGTTAAATCGCTCCATTGACGAGGAATAACCTTACGGAGTCTTGAATGCTTAGGTTTAAAGATAGGTTTAATTTGATCGTAGTAAAGTCTTTGGTATCTATAAGGAACAATATCCCAAATATCCCAGACGCCAAAACGTTTATCAAGCCAACACCGGACGCTAAAATTAAGCTCCTGCCAAGCATTGAGCTTAGCTTCTTTCAAATAGTCTTCCCTTAACTTATGATCTCGGGCTATAATCTTTTCAACATTCATATTGTTATAATAATTTATCTTACAAAGAAATCAATCTTTATTGTCCTCAAATTGATAAAAATAAAGTTCCTCTTCTCCAGCAAACCATCTTCTGCCGCTATATTCACATGAAAATTCTCGACTAAATGCTTTCCATGTTTCATGACCTTGAAGGGGTTTACCTATCCAAGCCCCTCCATCTCTCCATACTACTCTATTGCCGGGTTGTATAAAGAGCTGTCCTCCCTTACCTTTCAGTAAATGCCCTTGTTTATGGCCTCCTGGATTTTCACTTTGCCCGGTTTGAAACTCTGGACCATAACACCAATCAAATGTCATTAGGTATTGGGCTTCATGGTACTTTTTATCTTTTAAAATAATTTTGCATGCCGAGTTCTTTAAGTACTCATACCTGTTACAAGAGACGTAAGGGGAATAACAATCCCATAGCTGTAACCAATCTAAGGGATAATTTGTAGAATGTTCATCCTCTTGTTTATGAATTAAATATTGGATAGGTACTCTTGTATGCACTGTGCCCATTTCTGACATACAAGAGAACAGACCACACCTTCTACTCAAAGAAGTAAAAGCAAATACCTCAACAGGTATATAGTTCTTAGTCTCCTTTGGTAATCTGTCTTGTATAAAGCCGGTATCTAGATAGCCCGAAAAGAGAGGTATATCAATATTGATGTAAGACATAAAAATATATTAGTGGCATATTTAGTAAGAGCAAGCAAAATATAGGAATGAAAAAAGTACTCAAACCTGAACAACCAGAAGAGGCTATCTACTACTCAGACTTCTCTGGAAAAATATTTAAAGACTTTGTACCTGTTACTGTCAAAATAGAATGTAGCTACGGATCTAAATACGATGGATCTGAAGTTGAGCTTCATTTAACAGATATTGGTCTAGAAAAACTTCTAGAGTTCTTTAAAGCTAATCTTTGTCAGGAAACTAAAAATGAATTACAAAGAAATTCTTATTGCCAGTCTTCTGACAGTCATTATAATAACAAAGAACTCAACCAAAAACTAATATGAAATCCATCTCAAAAACCGTTAAAGTAAAAGAAGAACACTACATTGAATTCACTGATGAAGAGCTTCAGGCCCTCAGTATAGAGAAAGGACAGAAGTTCTCTTGTAAGATTGAAGATGGAGGCTTGAGATTAGAGCCTTTTGATAAAGTAGAGCTAGAAATAGGTAACTGGGATAGAGAAGTTCTAATAATGCTTATACAAGAGTCTTGTGAACGAGATGTATCAGTAAATGAAGTTATTAGTGATTTATTGGAAAAAGTAATCGAAGATGGAAACCTTTAATATCGTTTGGAAATTTGCTGTTGTAGGATTCCTACTGGCAATCATAGTATCATTAGGTATGATTAAGCTAAAGATTGATAGTATTGAACGTCTCTTGATCGTACCTGATGCAGAGCTCCCGATTTACGAAGAAGTACAATGAAGCCAAAGTGGAGGCAGGCCTACATGGATGTTGCCGAGCGCTTTGCTCAGCTCTCTTCAGCTAAGAAACTTAAAGTTGGAGCAGTATTAGTTAAAAGAGATTCAATAATTGCAATAGGTTATAACGGAACTCCTTCTGAGTGGTCAAATGAATGTGAAGACAAAAATGGTGAAACTAAGCCAGAAGTATTACACGCGGAAGCAAATTGCATTGCTAAATTAGCAAAATCTTTTATGTCTGGAGAAGACTCTATAATGTTTGTAACTCATGCACCTTGCATACATTGTGCAAAGATGATCTATAGTGCAGGGGTTAAAAAGGTGTTCTATAAAACTCTTTATAGAGATAATTCAGGAATAGAGTTCCTTAAGAAGTGTAGCGTATCTGTAATACAGATTACTTAGATTTCGATTTAACCTTCTTCTTAACAGCCTTCATAGGCTTCATGTGCTTCTTAACAGCCTTCTTCTTACCGTACATATTAGCTTCAGTTAAGAATTGTCCAGCGATGGCGTTGAAATGTGGTGTGTTGATTTCCATATAATAAATTAGTCTTCAAACCCAACGTTCATAGATTTAGGTTCAGATGCAATAGCATCTTTGTACGCTTTACCAAATGATCTCTCAAACTCTTTGCGTCCAATATCTTCAATGTCTCCCTCTTCACGATCTAAGGCTTGAATGTCTTGATCTGAATTCTCAGCTGTTGCATACTTAATAGCTCCTACGCGAATGAGAGCTGAGGTTGCTTTCATAGCAGAGCCTGTATCAACTCCGCCGCGTTGAATAGCTTTAACTAGATCTTTACCCTTCTGGACTTGATCAGCAATGTTCTCAATTCTGGAATAATATGTCTTAAGGTCGTCAGAAAGCTCAACACCAGCAGCTGACATCTCATCAGGTGTTAAAATTTCATACTCAGCATCTTCTATAAAGCGAGCTGCTTTAGGTTGTTTAGGTTGAGCTGGTTGTCCGTTCTCGACAGAACCTTCAGCATCTTCTACAGCTGCTTTAACTTCTTCTCTAGATACCCGAGCACCGTATTCTTTTTTAGCATCTCCGAGCTGGGATATAAGTCTTGCTGTATAACCTGCAACAGCTTTACCTGCACTAGGGACTTTAACTCCCTGTGAAGATTCAATACCCTTTATAATTTCAATAAGAGCATTAGAAATAAAAGCTCTATAAGCTTCTTCATTATTAGCAGGATTAGTACCTTCAGGAAATACTTTATCAAATAAATCTTTAGAAATCATATCTACAACCTCTTCTTTTGATTTACCTAAAACATCAGCTAGCTTGCCAATGAGGTAACCTCCACCAGGGGCTGTACCGATACCGGATTTAAGAGAACTAGTAAATGCTCCGTATTCAGCATCAACAGGTGTAAGTTCAGTTATGATTTGTTCAAATAAAGAATCGAATTGCTTGGTTGCCATATGTTTATTATTTATGTAATTTGTGCTTTAATCTCTAAGATCTTATTATAGTATTGAGAAGGGTTAGTATTTTTAATCCTGACCTTAGATAATTTTTCGTTGAACTCGCTTTTTAACCCGAGTAGGCCTTGCAAGCGATAATCAAAAAAGGCTAAACCTTCATGAAAATATTCTTCTACTCTAAAAGGAATAGGAATTTCAAATGACTCTTTGTTGTTTTTAGATGTAAAGAGTGTGATGTTGAGATAGTAATGAGCTCGTTTAAACAGTACAAGCCTGCCTTCTTTGATAATCTTTTCACCTAAAGTAAATTTTATAGAAGATTGAAGATGTCGAGTGAGAAAGGTCTCCCCGGGCAACTCTTCTAGGTATGTAGATGCTACGGATATCATTTGTTCATAAACCCAGCCTTCTGACCAGCAGGCATTGGGGCAATTGAGTCATTAAAATACTGCCACCATTCTTTAGGATCAGGTGAGGTGTTGATAACGGCAATTACCTCTACATCATTACAGTTAATACATCTATAATTTTGCATAAAAATATCCCAAGTTATAATTAAATTCTTTTGAGCTGCATTAAATTTAGGAGTTTTAGTCGCAGGTTCAAAGTTAAGAATATTACGTCCGAGCTGAGACATGAGAAGACCTTTATCATTTGTGCAGAGCATTCGGCGATAATCCCCAAATCCGGCCTTTTCTATTCTCCTTCTAAATCTCAGCTCAACAACATTAGTCATTAAGAGCTGAGCTAAAGCTGCCCGGCCTAATCTCATTTCTTCTTTTTCTTCTTGTCTGCCTCCTTTTCAATAGGCTTACAAATACCGAAGATTCGTTCTTCAGAAAGAAAGACTAACATCTTACCATTCTTCTGAATTGACTGCAGACCTCTATCCCCAGGAAAGATAATTACATCTCCGACCTTAACCTGTTTACAAGCCGGGCCTGCAAGCTTGACCTTTGCAACCCGCCAGGCTCTATTATCAATAACTTGGTTGGGTAGAATAATACCGTTACGCATTATTGACTTACCATCAGAGGCTACATCAACGTACTCTACAGAAATTACATTAGAAAGAAGCTCTACAATTTCATAGTCTTCTGGAAGAGGTATATCCTTGTAATCATCTGGTGCAATTCCGTTAACTTCAGCATCTAGTCCTGCCATCGAGTGAGCGATCATATATAGTATAAATTAAGTAAATTGTTGTTTAAGTTCAAGTAATAGTTTCATCTCTCTCCTAGACACTTCCATATTACAGGCCAGCATATCAACTTTGTCATCTTCTTTAGTCTTCTCTTCCTTAACCTTCTTAACATACTTGATAAAAGGGGACTGTTTAGATTTAGGGAAAAGCTTTAATAGAAGCTTATAATGATGCATCTTATCGATATTGCCTAGTATGTTAACGGATTCATTAATACCTAGACAAGAAGAGGGTGATACAAAGCTCAACCAACGATTAATAAGAAATGGGATATAGTCTTCTAAAGGTAAATTACCCTTCTTATTAACTGTTATATCTTTTATGTACTCAAAGAGCATTAGACAACGATTTTTGTCGTAGCAACAAACACATCACTTAAGATGGAATAAAAGATACCTGCAACATCAGTCATGAAGTTACGAGCTTGATCTTCGTCGAGTTCAGTTGAGTAGGCGAAGTCAGGAGCTCTTGAACCAGCATCGATGTTAATACCGAGGTGAATCAATACGGCTCCATTCTTCTCAGCTGCAATACTAACTGAAGCTTTCTTGTCACCTTTATCGGTTACAATCATAATGTCATCTCCATCAACATAGCCTTCCTTATTAAGATACTTTGAACAGAGCAAAGAGCCAACTTGAGCATTTAACAAACGCTGAAACAAGACACCACCCCAGATATCCTTATTAGGTATCTCCATAATAAAGTTCATAGCCATATCAGAATAGATATAGTCCTTATTAAGGCTATCTTCAAGATCAATTAAATTTGCCGTCACTTCCATTGGAGCAATAAACGATACAATATTACCTAAAGGGTTAACTTCTTTCTTAAAGAACTTATACGCAAACCTTTCATGAATCTCAACCCCTCCGTATAAATCTTCACCGAATACTTCTTTTAGTAGTTGTCTATTAATAATCATAGTATAAAAATTGTAAAGGCTATTCAGGTTTCTTCAAGGCATTCTGCCAACTATCTTTAAAAATTTTATTAGACTCTTCCCATTCCGGGGTCATGAACGAATTACCCAACCCATGGTGCACTACAAAGATGGGCCAGGTACCCATCTTGAGCTTCTTCTCATTAGCTAGTAAACAAGAGGAAATATCATAATGGTGAAATTTATGCCGTTCATCGAACTGCCAGCTCGTCTCTAAAGCTTTCTCAACATTAACAGACATAAACAAGCCATCCAAAACTAAACACCTTTGGCACCAAGGCCCAAAGAGGGTTGAAAGCCTTCTTGTATTGTCTACTTTAATTTGGTTGCCCTCCTGCATTGCTAAGGGATGAGTTACCGAACCAGAGAACTGTTCCCGGGGACCACACATATGCCATAAGTTCTTATCTTGAATCTGAAACTGAGCTGACCCTGCTAGTCCTGTAATATCCCAAGGAGATTCATTGAGCTTTTCAACAAGGTTCAGATCATGGATCTCTAAGTCGTCGTGCACAAACAACAAAAGCTTATCTTTATTCTCCTCAGTCAAATAACGATTGTAGACCTTAGGCAGACCTGCTGAGTTATCTTTTACAATCTCAAAGTCAAATAAAGTATCATCTGGATATCTAATATCAGAGAGTAACTGTAAAGACTTGGCAAGAGGCCTTTGCTGAAACTCTTCTAAAGTCTTTGTCTTAGTTGCGGTAACGAGTAGTACTTGCTTCATAGAATAAAATATGGGTTGTCGTAGTTAAAGGTCTGATACTCATCAAAGCCCATTCCATTAAATTTAAAGACAATTCCATCTTTATCAACTGACTTAGAGCCTTGAAAGGCTACAGAACAAAATGAATCTTCGTCTATATGAAGCGAAGAACCAGCTTTAACTAAAAAGATCTCCCCGGTAATGGAGTTATAGATCCAGGAGGTTAAAAGTCCTTTATATCTCTCATAGGTCTTAGCTATGTTACCCTTCCAACACAAGTCATAAGGCACCATAGCCGAGTCAACATTAAAAGCTATAAAAGTAGCCTCTGTCTTTAATTCGTCAAAGTTTTGAATAATACCATTCTGTGCCACAAACCAGTGTTTATAAGAGAAAGGATGAGTGGTCTTAAGTGAGAAGTTTTGACTTACTGTATTGGTAGGAGCTCTTGAATGAAACAAATAATAGATAGGAAACTCCTCTGTGCTCTTCATCTCTTCTTTGAGATAATCTAATTCAAATACTTCTTTCTGTTTTAGTAAGACAAAATTATTCTTAGTCACTCCTAAGAACCCTGACGATTGGTAGCCTCTATCGAGCCCTAACTTGTAGAGCTCGTAGGCCTTATCAATAGAGCTTGAACCTGCTAGTGAACACATCCTTACATTATAGGCTGACAACCGTACTTCTGCCAGTCAATTTCAATAGCATAAGGAACAGGGTCAATTAACTTTGCATCAATGAAGCCTTTAATACGAGCAGCACAAGCAGGACAGGTACTACAAGCTACCTCTCCTCCATTATAACAGGTCAAGGTCTTAGAGAAGTCTACTCCAAGCTCTACCCCGTATTGAATAATCTCTTTCTTAGACTTACTAATGAGAGGGGCCTGGACTTGGATTGTATTTTTACGATTGAGTGCAAGTACGGAGTTAAAAAGTTCTAAATAGTTCTTAGTGCAATCCCAGAACCCGCTTGTATCATCCGCTAAAGCTGCTCCATAAAGTATGGTCTCAGCTCCAATAGACTCAGCATACCCCGCAGCAATAGAAAGCATAACCGTATTACGATTAGGAACATAGGCCAAGGTCTGAGCCTGTCCAATTACATCCTTCATCTTTGGTACTTCAATATCTGGGTTAGTTAATGCAGAGGCATTAGCCAAGCTAGCATAAAAGCCTAAGTCAACAACTGTATGCTGTTGTACTGACTGTCCTTCACCAACACCTAAGTCAGAGGTATAATTGAGTGCCTTATCAATCTCAAGCTTATGCCTTTGGTTGTAGTTATAAGTCAAACAATAAACTGCATCATAACTTTTAACAGCATGATGTAGTATGACGGTTGAATCAGCACCTCCAGAGTAAATAACTACACATTTAGACATATGTAAATATTATAGATTAAACTAAAAGGAAATCAAATAGCATAAATAATATTACCATGATCTCCAAAGACGTAGACCTAATTGCAGAAGCATATCTATCTGCTATGCAAAAAAATCATAACTTTACCCCAGACCCAGCTATGGGATCAATAGCTGAGGTAAATCCAGAGCTAACAGACAGAGAGAACGTTGAGTCTCCTGTTGCAATGACAGTTTCAGTACCTGCAGGACCAGAAGCTATGGGCGCAATGGACCAGGGTTCAGACTATGGTTCATTAATGTCAGATCAAGCCCATGAAGAGTATGAAGAACATTGGATGGTTCGTTCAAACCTCTTCTCTCTTTATTCAAATGCTAAGAAAATTCATAACTTAGCACACACAGGTAATATAGACTTAGAACCTTGGGCTCAACAAAAGGTAGCCGTCTGTGCTGATAACCTTGAAGCTGTTATGAAGTATGTAGCTTACGAAGCAGCTGAAAAAGGTCTTAGCTGCTAATCAACTACACTTCGTCTAAAATTAGTTTATTGAGTATTTTTTTTTAAAAAAATATAAATACCTATATGACTTTTAAGAAGTATTATTTGAATTCTTTACTCAATGAATGTACTTCTGTAGCTTCTACTTTTAATGGAAAAATAGTTTTAGTAAAAAATAGAGATCGAGCTTATGTTCCCACTATTAAAGTAGTTAGAGAGCTCATTAACGGGATAGAATTAGTATATTTACATGACGAAAATACTGATTATTCTGAAGGTATGAATTCAGCTGGTATTGGTATTATTAATACAACTCTTCAAGGTAAAAAAGATGAACAAGAAGGTACAGAAAAAAGAAGAGAATCAAGAAATAAAATAAATAGTGATGGTTACCGGATAAGAAAAGCTTTGAGCTATTCAGACCCTGAAAAAGTTGTGCAAAGTTTAGATTTGTTTAATAGAGGTCTTGGAGGTCATTCCATTGTTGGTTACTCTGAAGGGTTTTACAGTATTGAAAAGTTAAGCTTTGGAAAACCAGCCATCAAAAAACATTCAAAAGATAGTCTTGTTGTAAGAACCAATCATGGCATTAGTTACCCAGCACAAGGATATCAAGTAGGCAAGGACAGAGAATCTTCTTTAGCAAGAGCATTTTATGCTAACAAAGAAGCACGTAAATCTGAAACACCAGAGCAGCTTTTGCTAAATTTAAGAAAACATCATCCCGATGTTCCTGGGTACAAAGAGCCTTACCGAACTAATTATAAATCATGGACCTCTTCTCAGCTTCTTTTAAATTTAACAGACTTTGAATTCACTTTAGTTTTGGATGAAAATACTAATTTTTTAGGAATTGAAAATCGTTTGCCTAAACAATACAACCCTAAAATTAAAGTAAATATACAAAAGTTAGAGATTGCTTTTAATTTAGTGGATACTAAGACATATTAGTCAACTACTACTTCGTTCTCAGAACAGAACCGAAACAGGTCAAAGTCAAAATCAGCCAGTCGACTATCCACATAGCTAAACTCGTTCTCAACCTGATCCTTAACCTCTTCTACTACGTCTAAGCACCCCTCACACCATTCCTTTATTTGAGGAAAGGAGGTAAAGTCCATAGCCCAGCAGAACTGTTCGGAAGCTTTGTTGAGTACATCTCTGAACTCTTCTAGCTCCTTAAGCTTAAGCTTGGCCTTAGTGTTCGTATCCGTCGTCATTTGGTTCATCATCCTTATATTGTGAAGAAATCTGATAGCGAGTGCCATCAGATTCAATCTTGTCATAAGTGTCGTACATCTCTGAGGCCAGACTACGATCAGCTCGGAGCATATGAGTCAAAAGCTCATAAGCTTCCTTACTAATCGAGTTGTCTCCAGAGACAGTAGCAACGATGTACTGTTTAACGAGTTCAATAGCTTCTTTATTCATGTAGCTTATTAGTTAGTTGGTTTAATAGAGAAGGTAACCCTTACCTCCTCCAAAGTTGTAAATATATTGGCAGCTATACAACATAGCTCACCTTTATTGAGTAACACAGCATTATAACCTCTATCAGTTTCTTTAATTTTTTGATATAAAAGGGTATCCTGTTCCGTACTAAGATTGACGGTAAAGAAGTCTCCTACAAATAAATCATTCCACTTAACGTTTGCCATATAGCTCAAGACAGTTCTTGAAGGTGCCTTGTAGGTCCTGACGGACAGATTGACGAATGTTGTCTACAATTTTCCATGTTACAATAACCCCTAATGTCAGGGCAAGAATAATTATGCCAACTGAGATGATCTTTATCAACTTATACATCGTACAAAGCCATCTCTTGTTCCAACTCTCGTTCGGTCTTAAGGCGGTAGCCATTACCAACCTTCTTAACCATTCCTTCAGCAATCATATAGTCCAATGTCTGCTGAACCTGTTCTCTTTTTTCGTTGTCTGTCATATTACTTTGTAAGCGTCCAAAAGTCGAGCTGCTTGTAGGACACCAACCGGTCCATCCATTGTGAGTGGGTACACCAATCAATGTTAGCAGCTATGAGAGAGGGCTGAGTCTTTTTGCGAAACAGATTAACTGTTCGCTCCATAGCTTCAACAAACTCTAGAATCAAATCAATGAATAGGTTTTTAAGATGTTTCATTATTGGATGTGTATTATCGAGGAAGAGAGAAGAGTAATCAAGCAAGAAGTTTGAACAGCTTAACAAAGTCTTTTGAGTCCAGATTGTAGAATGAAACTCCAGCCAGGGACCAACTGCGGCGATAGGTAGCAAATAAATGCTCCATGAAGTGACAATCAGTCTCAGCAATATTGTCGTAGTCTTTTCTCGAGACAGTGACGTGGGTAGCAGTGAAGCGTGAGTTGTTTTTAGTAGTCATTTGTTCTTTTATTATGCTTTTATTTTACAGGCATTATAAAGGAACTGCAAGCAAGTAAATTCTAAGCAACAACTTGTCCGGCAGCAGGCTGTTGCTGGGAGCGAAGAGCGCTTCTAGGGACAAGATCGATAGAAGAGAAAGTATCATTACCGCGATGAACAGTGATAGGCATTAGTACGATGTCGTGCTTCTGACATACAGCTTCAATTTCTTCTTTAGCAAGTTTAAGGGATTCGTTTGATAGTTGTTGGGTTTGTTCCATATACATATATTATTTGTTTAAAAAAGAAATGCAACTTAAGAAGTCCAGATCGCCGTAGCTCCCCGACCGTTTTTCTTGATAACATCTAGCATGGTCAGCTCGCGAAGAACTGATTGAGCCTTCAAAGAGCAACCCAAGAGCTCGGTAGCAGTTTTGAGATTGATCTGCCCGTTCTCTTTGACAGCTTTAGTAACAGCTTCTACATACTGGGTTTTTTTACCCTTTTTATTAGGTACTGCATCTCCTTCTGCGACTTCGACCTTCTGAAAGTCAAACCCACGCTCAGTCATTAAGAAGGCAGTATAGCCCGCGACACCGAACCGGTTTTTTGTTACATCAATCTCGCGAACGACAGGGTTATCCTTCGACTTAGTCATGATAATATTACAATCAACAGAGTGAGGGAGCAGAGTTGAGCCTTTATAGGTCCCAGTTTTCGTAAAGTGAAGGATGATACCTACAACAACTTCGAGCTCTTTAGCTTTCGTAACGATGTAATTAGTAAGATATTCTTCTAAGCGCCGACCACGCAGTTTTTTTCGCGAGGTCAAAGCAGGTAAAGAATCAAGAATAACAACATCAAATTTATTCTTCTCGACAGCATCAAAGATATCTTCGATATTAGTCAGATTAGCTACCGAAACCTGCTCAACACCGAGACGTTTGCAGGAGAAGGCCAACTGCTCGACAGACTCTTCAGCGGAAACATACGCGGTTTTTTTGCCAGTCATCTCGAGTTTTTCGAGCATCTGAATCAAAAGCGTAGTCTTGCCCGTACCCGGACCAGCAGCAAGAGTGAAGGACATACCAGGGAGAAAGCCCTGCCCACCGAAGAGAGCATCGAGGTCTTCCTCACCAGTCTTGAAACGACGCGAATAGATCGCAGGGATCTTTACATCAATCGCGCGTTGGAATTGTTTGTTTGAGTTAATGACTTTCATTTCACCCATGAGTATAAGGGAACCCTTATTGGTAGTCAATATCTTTTTCATGCTAAGAACTAAGACTTAAAACTAGACTATGCGCAAGAGCTGCGAGAGAAATTTTTAATAACCGAGAATGCGCCATTAGCTACCAAGTACTTCCTCTGAGTTTTATAACAATCATGACTCATGACTTGAATCTCAGATCCTACCTTACCAGTCGAAACCATGACTCCCTTCTTACGTTTGCCTACATTATAGAGTCGGGCACAGGAACCACAGACTTGGGTATGAGGTACAATCTTAATACGTTCTTCTTCAATTTCACTACTGCAGTTTAAGCAAATCATACCACAATTAAAAAGGAACTAGAAAATACTTCAAGCTTAAAATAGAGGTTGCCATATTTTAAAAGTTCCTACATAATGTTTGTATGTTTAAAAAACTTAAAGAGAACTTTTGGTTCTATTGTGCAATTGAGTCTTACAAAGGCTTCTGTGTCGGGGCTACTACAGCGTATCTCGGTCTCTGGGCTCTTATCTCCATCGTCCGCTTTATTTTAGATAATTTCTTACTCATACATACCTTCTAATGCCTCACTATCAAATTGAATACTACAATAAGTTGTGGAGGGATTGGATTGCCTTTGATCAAGAATTCTATCAAACTGAAGAACAAGCACAAACTCGTATTAACAACTACAAGGAGTCAGTTCCTGAAATCCAAACCCGAATAATCCAAACAACCACATTAAATGAAAAACCTCAACGAACTCGCAAACGAAATTTGGGAACAACCGTGTCCGTTCAAAAAACGTGAACTGATGCACAAAATGGTCGACTACTCAGCGGCTAAAAAGAGAACAAAAGACCTAGCCCATATGAGTATTGACGGGATGCCGGACTGGAAATTGGATAGGTTTGTATCCAATTATAAACTGTCTGGTGACGGACATAAGTTAATCAAATGAGTAAGGTGAAGCCTAAGACTCTTGAAGAACATATAGCTTCTCAAGAACAGCTTCATCATCTACCTTATGTCTGGCTTTACTTTATTGAGTTCATTAACAAGTTAACTGGTAAGGTAGAGTTTCGAAAGTTTGGTGTAACAGGTAAACGAACTACTCTGGATCGCTTCTACAACAAGTAT